GCGCGCCGTGGCGGCCGGCGTGGGCGCCAGCTACTCCAGCATCGCGCGCGACTACGGCGGCACCTACAGCGCGCAGCGGCAAGAGCTGGTCGAGCAGTGGGTGAACTACGCCACGCTCACCGATGAGTTCGTGGGCCAGTTCATCCAGCCCGTGTGGGCCAACTTCGTCGCCGCCTCAGCGCTGGCCAACGCCGTGCCACGCCCGCGCGACGTGCAGCCGGGCACCGAAGACGACGCCCTGTTCCTGGCGCAGTCCATGCCCTGGATCGACCCGCTGAAAGAGGCCAACGCCTACGTCACCCTGGTGCGCGCCGGCTTTGCGAGCGAGGTGGAAGTGATGCGCAAGCGCGGCGTCAACCCGCGCGACGTGCTGGAGCAGATCACCGCCTTCCGGCGCGAGACGGATGACCGCGGCCTGGTCTTCACCAGCGACGGCCGGCACCCCGAGAGCGGTGGCGCCCAGGCCGCCACCGCCGCCGAGCCCCCGGCACCGGGCCAAGCCGCCGAGTAAGCGCGCACCCCGGCAGCCGCCCGGCTGCCGAAAGTCTCATTCCTTGGGTAGGAATGAGACAGGCCCCCGGCCAGACTGGCGGCCATGAGTGCACCCGCCCCCTGGTACAGCATCCGCCAGCGCGCCCCGGCCGCCGCCGCCCAGGCGGCCGGCACCGCGCCCAAGGCCGCCGAAGTCTTCATCTACGGCGACATCGGCGAAAGCTGGTGGAGCGAGTCGGTCAGCGCCGCCGGCTTCGTGCGTGAGCTGAACGCGCTCGACGCCGACCAGATCACCATCCGCATCAACAGCATTGGCGGCAGCGTGCCCGATGGCATCGCCATCCACAACGCCATCAAGCGCCACAAGGCCAAGACCACCACCGTCATCGACGGCATGGCGCTGTCGATCGCCAGCCTCATCGCCCTGGCCGGCGACACGGTGGAGATGGCCGACAACGCCACCATGATGATCCACGCCCCGTGGACCTACATGGCCGGCAACAGCGCCGATCTGCGCGAGCAGGCCGACGTGCTCGACACCTGGGCCCAGGCCATGGCCAGCAGCTACGCCGGCAAGACCGGCCGCCCGCAAGAAGAGATGCTGGCCCTGCTGACCGACGGCAAGGACCACTGGTACACCGCCCAAGAGGCGCAGGCCGAAGGCTTCGTCGACGCCGTGGTCAGCGCGCTGCCCGTGGCCGCGTCCGCCGCTGTGTCCCCGTTCGACCTGAGCCGCTTCCGCAACGTGCCGGCCGCCCTGGCGCCCAAGCCTGCCGCGCAGGCCCCCGCTCAACCCATCCCCCCTGCGGCAGCCGCCGCCAACCCCCCGGAGAACTCTCCCATGCCGAACCCCGTTGCCCCGGCGGCTGCCAACCCCGCCACCCCCGACGCCGCCGCCATCGCCGCCCAGGCGCTGGCCGCTGACCGCGCCCGCCGCGGCGAGATCCGCGCCGCCTTCGCCAAGTTCGCCGCCCGCGACGGCGTGGCCGCGCTGCAGGCCCAGTGCGAAGAAGACAGCGACTGCACCCCCGCCGCCGCCGGCCTGAAGCTGCTGGCGCACCTGGGCAAGGACGTCACGCCCGTGGCCGGCCACGTGGTCACCGTGGAAGACGAAGCCGACAAGCGCCGCGACGGCATCGCCCTGGCGCTGATGGCCCGCGCCAACGTGGCCACGGCCGAGCAGCGCCGCGCCGCCCAGGGCAACCCGTGGCGCGGTGCCTCGATGCTGGACCTGGCGCGCAGCAGCGCGCAGGCCGCCGGCATCCGCGTCGAAGGCATGGACAAGATGCAGATCGTCGCCAGCGCCTTCACCCAGGGCGGCAGCGATTTCCCGGTGCTGCTGCAGAACGTCATGCACAAGACGCTGCAGACCTCCTACGCCGTGCAGCCCGACACCTGGAGCCGCTTCTGCGCCCGCGGCAGCGTCAGCGACTTCCGCGCGCACAACCGCTACCGCGTCGGCAGCCTGGGCAACCTGGAGAGCGTGAACGAGCTGGGCGAGTTCACCAACAAGGCCATCCCCGACGGCGAGAAGGCCAGCATCACCGCCGCCACCAAGGGCTACATCATCAACCTGTCGCGCACGGCCATCATCAACGATGACCTGCAAGCGTTCATCGGCCTGGCCAACGCCATGGGCCGCGCCGCGCGGCGCACGGTCGAAGCCGACGTCTACAACACCCTCAAGCTCAACAGCGGCCTGGGCCCGGTGCTGGAAGACGGCAAGACCCTGTTCCACGCCGACCACGGCAACATCACCACGGGCGCGGCCCTGTCGATGCTGGCCATCGACGCCGACCGCGTGGCCATGGCCAGCCAGCTCGACGTGGGCGGCAACGACTTCCTGGACCTGCGCCCCGCCGTGCTGGTGGTGCCCATCGGCCTGGGCGGCACCGCGCGCACCATCAACGACGCGCAGTACGACCCCGACACCGCCAACAAGCTGCAGGCCCCCAACCGGGTGCGCGGCCTGTTCAGCGACATCGTGGACACCCCGCGCCTCACCGGCACGCGGCGTTACCTGTTCGCCAGCGCGTCCGAGGGCCCGGTCATGGAAGTGGCCTTCCTGGACGGCAACGACACGCCCTACCTGGAGCTCGAGAACGGCTTCACCGTCGACGGCGCGCGCTGGAAGGTGCGGCTGGACTACGGCGTGGCCGGCACCGATTACCGCGGCGCCGTCACCAACGCGGGCGCTTGAAGCGCGCCCGGGCCCACCTGATACCCACCTGAAGGACACCACACCATGGCTCGCAACTTCATCCAGGAAGGCGAAACGCTCACCCTGGTCGCCCCGTCGGGCGGCGTCGTGGCCGGCGCCGGCTACGTCATCGGCTCGCTCTTCGTCGTGGCGCTCACCAGCGCCGCGGCCGGCGCAGCTTTCTCGGGCATGACCGAGGGCGTGTTCAGCATGCCCAAGGCCGCCGCCGGCTCGGGCAAGGCGTTCACGGCCGGCGAGGCGATCTTCTGGGACGACGGCAGCAACAAGCGCTGGGACAAGACCGGCGCCGGCCTGTTCCAGATCGGCGTGGCCGTCGAAGCCGCTGCTTCGGCCGACACCACCGTCAAGGTCGCCATCAACAAGCGCGCGCTGACGGCCGTCGCGCCGTGAGCGGGCTGAAGCAGCCGCCACCCCGCGCCCTTTGACCGCCCCGCCATGACGCCCTGGAGCACGCTCGAAGCCCGCACCAACACCGCCGCCCTGGCGGTGTTCGGTGAAGGCGTCACCGTGGACGGCGTAGCACGCACGGCCGATTTCTGCGAGCCCTCGCAAGAAGTCGACCTGGGTGACGTGGGCGCCGTGGCGCGCGTGCCGCAGCTCGTCATGCTCACCAGCCAAGTGCCTGCCACGCCGGTGGGCAAGACGGTCACGGCCCGCAGCCGGAGCTTCCGCATCGCCGACGTGCGCGACGACGGCCGGGGCCTGAGCACGCTGATGCTGGAGGCTGCCTGAGATGCCCAACAGCAGGCACTTCGCGATCCGCGGCGCCGTGGCCGCCCGCCTGCTGGCCAGCCCCGCGCTGGCCGGCGGCAACGTGCGCATCGGCACCCGCCGCCCCATGGCCCAGGCCGTCAATGCCCAGGTGCATGTGGATCTGGACGAGAGCCCCGCCACGGGCGCCGCGCTGAACACCACCGAATGGTCCACCCGCATCCGCGTGGAGTGCATCGCCCGCGAAACCGCCACCGCCGCTGACCTGGCCGCCGACGCCCTGGTCACCGCCGTACACGACCGCCTGATGGCCGAGCCCACGCTCAGCGGCGCCGCCATCGACACCCGCCCGCTGGGCATCGCCTGGGTGCCTGACGACGAGGCCGACGCCAGCCTGGCCGTCTGCCAGGCCCTGTTCCTCGTTCGGCACCGCACGCCGCGGGCCAGCATCGCAACCGCCTGAAACCCCTAGGAGCACACCATGCCCGTTCGTTCTTCCGCCGGCAGCACGCTTTCGTTGTCCGCCGGCATCCCCGCCACCTTCAACGTGGCGGGCTACACCGCGCTCACCTGGACGGCTGTCGGCGAAATCACCGACCTCGGCGAGTTCGGGCGCGAGTTCAACCTGATCACCCACAACCCGCTGGGCAGCCGCGGCACCGTCAAGCTCAAGGGCAGCTTCAACGACGGCTCCATCAGCGTCTCGCTCGCGCTCGACACCGACGACGCCGGCCAGATCCTGGCCAAGGCCGCCGCGCTCAGCGACAACGACTACTCGGTCAAGATCATCACGCAGAACGGCGACGACTACTACATGCAAGTCAAGGTCATGTCGTTCAAGGTGCAGGTGGGCTCGGTGGACAGCGTCACCAGCGCCACGATGACCATGGAGATCACGACGACCAGCGCCGGTGTCGGCATCGTCGAAGACCTGGCGACCTGATAGCCGCCAGCCCCTGAGCACGGACCCGGGTGGCGTCTCCTCCTCGCAGGGGAGCGCCCCCGGGCACCGGCAAACCCCACCACCCACCCCCTGCGAAGAACCCCATGCAAGAAGTCCCCGCCGTCGAAGCGTTCGACATCGCCCAGTTCGAGGTGTCCGAGATCGGCATCCTCGAGGTGCTGAACCCCAAGGACGAGCCGCTGCTCTACAACGGCGCGCCGGTGCGCATCCACCTCTACGGCCCCGGCAGCACGGTCTACGCGCGCGCGCAGGCCAAGGCCGACGCGGCAGCCCAGCAGCGCACCTTCGCCGCGCTGCGCGGCAAGACCAACAAGGCCGCCGTCGACGAGCAGCGCGAAGACCTCATCGTCAAGCTGGTGGCCTGCACCGCCCGCATCGAGAACTTCCCCATCCCGGGCGGCGCCGATGCGCTGTACCGCAACCAGAAGCTCGGCTACATCCTCAACCAGGTCACCAAGTTCCTGGACGACTGGGGAAATTTTCAGCCGCCGTCACCGAAGAACTGATCCTCTACGTCCGGCACATGGCATGGCTTCACGCTGGCATCGAGCAACCCGAACCACCGCGCAGCAAGGGCGGGCCGGGCAAGCGCAAGCCTGTGGAGCGCGAAACCCGCGCTGAGCGCCTGCGCCGGGCCGGTGAACAGCCGGCCATGCCCCCGCTGCAGCATGCCGGGCGCCTGCTGCAGTGGCTTCAGGATCTGGGCTTCTGCAGCCACCACGCCAACGGGCCCATGCCCATCGGCTGGGCCGATCTGGCCCACTGGGCGCGCCTGGCCGGCGTGTGGCTGCAGCCCTGGCAGGCGCAGGCCCTGCGCTCGGCCAGCGGCGCCTACGCATCGCAGTTGATGGAGGCCACGCAGCCCGACTGCCCGCCCCCGTGGCAGCAGGCCCCGGCCGAAGACCAGCGCGAGCGCGTGGCCCGCCAGGTGCGCGCGGTGCTGTCGTCCAACAACCCCCGGCCCGCCCCGGCCTGACCGCAACGCAGGCGCACCCATGAGCATGCAGAACGTCGGCATCGCGCTCACCGGGGACGACCGCCAGCTGCTGCAGATCCTGCAGCAGATGGAAGGGCACCTCAAGTCGCTCAACACCGTGGCGCAGAAGGCCATGGGCGGCACGGCCGCAGTGGCCGAGGAAGCCGCCCGCGCCTTCCGCCAAGTGGAGCAGGCCGCCGCGGGCAGCGCCGACGCCGTGGCCCAGGCCGGCCGCGCGATGAACAACTACACCGCCATGAGCCGCGACGCCCGGGTCGAGGCGAACCTGCTGCGCCAGGCCAACCGCCAGATGGCCATGCAGATGACCGACGTCGTCACCTCGCTGGCCAGCGGCATGCCGCTGTGGATGGTGTTCATCCAGCAGGGCGGGCAGATCAAGGACGCCTATGGCGGGGTCGGCCAGGCCCTGAGCGGGGTGGCCGGGTATCTGCGCACGCTCATCAACCCGGTGACGGCGGTGATTGCCGTGCTGGGCACCGTAGCCGCGGCAGCGCTGTACGCCTCGTCGCAGTTCCAGGAGTTGAACCGCCTGGTGGTGCTGAGCGGCGGCGCGGCCGGCGTCACGGCCGGGCAGCTTTCCGTCATGGCCGACGCCATTGCGCAGATCGGCGGCACGCGCGGCCAGGCGATCGAAGCGCTGACCGCGATGGCCGGCGCTGCCGGCGTGGGCGCAGACAACATGCAGCGCTTCGGCGCCGCCGCCGTGGCCATGGCGCGGGCCGGTGGGCCGGCCATCGAAGAGACGGCCAAGAAGTTCGTCGACCTGGGCAACAAGCCGCTCGAAACCCTCATCAAGCTGAACGAGAAGGAAAACTTCCTCACCGACAGCGTCTACCGCGCCGTGCGCGCGCTGCAAGAACAGGGGCGGGAGGCCGAGGCTGCGAAGTTGGCGCAGGAGGCTTACCTTGCCACTTCGGCCCAGCGCGCCGCGCAGCTTGAAGAACAGCTCAACGGGCTGCAGCGCGCATGGCGCACGGTCAGAGACGCCGCCGTCGGCGCGTGGAACGCCTTTGCCGGCATGTTTGCGCCCACCTCGCTGGACCAGCAGATCGCCGAGGTAGAGCGCATCCTGCGCAACCTGGAAGAGAACCAGCGCACCGCCCGCTCCGACAACAGGCGCCTGTACCAGGCCAACATCGACCGTGCCCGCAAGGAACTCGAATCCCTGCGCGCCCAGGCCGCCGAGCGGGACCGCGCCGCGCGTCAGCAGCAAGAGCAGATCGACCGTGCCCGCGCCCTGGCCGCCTGGGATGCCAAGCAGGCCGACTACCTCAGCGAGCAAGCCAAGCACGAAGCCAAGATCGCGCAGATCCGCAAGCAGGCTGAGGCAGCCGGCGCCGCCACCGACGCCCGCGTGGCCACCGAGCGTGACGAGCGCATCCGCATCGAAACCGAGCGCTTCCAGCAGGCCCAGGCCCGCCAGCAGGCCGACGACGGCGCCGCCATGTTGCAGCGCCTGCAGCTCGAGAACCTGCTGCTGGCCGAACAGATCAAGCTGCGCCGTGACCTGACCGAAGGCGAAAAGGCCCGCATCAGGCTGAACGAAGAACAGCGCCTGGGCAAGGTCAACATGACCGACGAGAGGAACTCGGAGGTTCGCGTCGCCATGATCGAAGGCGATCGCATGCGCCGCGAGATCAAGACCCGTGAAGACGCCGAAAAAGACCGCAAGGCCACCGACGAAGCCAAGCGCAAGGCCGCCGACGAGGAGCGCAAGCAGCGCGAGCGCCGCATCGCCGATCTGCAGGCCGAATACGACAAGCAGGCTCAGGTGGTGCAGGGGGTCGAAGACGAAACCCTGGCGATCATGCGCGGCAAGGAAGCGCTGGACGCCGAGAAGGACGCCCGCGAACTGCGCCGCGCCGCCGGCATGCGCGACCGCGCCGCCATCATCGAAAGCCTGGGCACGCAGACCGAAGAGTCGACTCTGATGGTGCGCATTGCCGAGCAGATCGAGCAGGAAGTCGCGGCCCGCCAGCGCCTGCGCAAACAGCAGGAAGACCAGGCCGCCAGGAAAGCCGCTCTGGCGCTGGCCGAAGAAGAGCGCAAGGAGCGCGAACGCGCCCTGGCCGACATGGACCGCGAGCTCGAAGCCGGCGACAAGCAACTGCAGAGCCTCCGCGATCAGATCCTGGCCACCGACGACAGCAAGGCCGCCGTGCGCGACAACACCGCCGCGCGGCTGGAGAACGCCGCGGCCATGCTGGAGCAGCACGCCGCCGAGCTGGAAGGCGTGGACCTCGCCAACACCGAGATCGAGAAGATGCGCGAGCGGGCCG